TTGAGGGGCCAGCTAAACAGGTCCGGAGGACCTGAGCCCTCTGAACCGACCGAGTCCGGCAAGTCCCTGAGTTCCTGGCGGTACGCGGCCCATGCATCCTTCTTGTCCTGACTCATAGGTGAATCAGGCATTTGTGTAAAGTCAGTGGCAGTGAGGCGTGCGTTGCGCTCTGTGCGGAGGGAGGTCCATTGGGCGGCGGTCTTCTGGGCAAGTTTGATGGGGTCTTCGGTGAGGACTATTTTACCTGAATCGTCCCGGGTGGCCATGATGCACTGCGGGTCGAGACCCTCTGGGACCTCCAAGTGGACTGTGATCTGTGGAGAACCCCATTCGGCTCCGTACGAACTCTGAGAAGGCTCGGGGGCGCCATACACATACGGAATCTGAAGCGAGTCCAGAAGGACGATGGCGACACTCATATCTAATAGATGCTAGGAAGTTTCTAGAGCTCGGCATTTGCTGCATAGTGATATTGGTATCCCAATCCTGTTGTAAGTCCTGTAGAGCTGACGAGACGGAAGCCCATTTCTCCGATCGTCAAAGCAGAGGCCGCTGCAGTATCAGCCCCTGTTGAAAGCACCCCAATCACGCCTGTAGTCGTGGTCGAGTATGGGTTATACATAACCACGACAGGATTGGCTCGCATCGGAACTGTGAATCGCGAACCAGGCGTTTCGGTAGTTGTGACGGCAGCGACCACTATAGCACCTGTTCCGCTTACATTAGTACCAGGGACCGACGCAATGTTGTACGACTTTTGAAAGTACCTCTGACACAGCTGAAGCTCCTGCGCGTAATTCCGAACCTCGAACGGAGTCGCCACAGTCCCGCGCTCGAGCTGGACTCCTGTGACCTGAACGTAATTGCCCGCATTCTGTATCCATGGATAACAGTTTGTGGCTGTACGCACGCTTGTTGTTCCCCACGCGTTTGGTGTGCTCGTCTGGAGGCTCGTCGGAGCAACTGCAAACATGACGAGAGATATCCCCAGCGTATTATCCCTTGGCCACGTAGAACCATTAGGGGGTGGAGGAACACTAAATGTCACATATTGCCATGTGCTTGTGGTATTATAAGTGAATGTTGCGACGTACCAGTTTGCTGTACCTGAAAGCATAAAAGGCATGATACTCCCAGATGGCACGTTTGACTTGAACCAGAAACTCACGGTCACGGGGCTACCGAAAGACGTCCCCCAATTCAAATCGGCGATGTTGTAACCTTCAATACCCTGAAAAATTTGTGGATACGACCCCGTCAAGACGGACGGCTGAAGACCATTCGTACACGTGTACGTTATCGAGTTTGAAAGCCCGAGCTGGTACGGCGTGTCCGAAGCCGTCAGGGCGTTTACAGTATATGTGAACCCTGGAGTTCCAGAGGAAACACTCGGAAACTGACACAAGAAGCGATCGGCGAGATACGAAGAGCCTGTCAATACCAAACTCGTCCCCCTCTGCGCGATCCTCATGTCCCCGTTGATGATGCGATTCCTGAACGAGCCCATGCCCGCGCCTCCACTGATTGTGCCGCCCACGACCAAGTCTCCGGCAACCTCCAAGGCGCGCTGCGGGTTGGCGATGCCCACGCCCACCTTGGAATCGTTGGTGACGCAGAGGGACTCTTCGGTGCCGTTGACCACAAAACCAGCAACACCCGGAACCGTAAACCCTGAACCGTTCGAATTGATGGTTCCCACGACCATCCTCCAGTAGTTGTAGGCCTGTGTCTGGTTCAGGTTGACCGTCATGGCGTAGTAGCTTCCTATCGCCGTCCAGGAAGCCGGGACGACGCCGGTGCGTGTAGCCACAAGAGTCCAATTGAGTCCATCGCGACTCCCGAGAATCACCCAACTTCCTGGTTCGTAAGATGAATAAGATCCTGATGAAATACTAATTGTATAGCTTGAAGGCAACACGGACACGGGAAGCTGCATTTGGAGCCACTCGCCCGCGTAGGAGTTGCCGAGGGCGTCGACCGTCGTGACTGACCCCGTATAGGCGCCAGGTCCGGAACCAGAAGACGCATAAACCGTCGTCGGCGGCTGCCATTCTCCTCCATTGGCGGCATAGAGTCGCGTATATGCCATCCAGGCGTTATTGTTTGTTCGCTCCGAGGAGGCCGAAACTATGTACTTCCCCTGCCCGTAAGTGACCAAGGCGTTCGAAGTTGTATCAAGGAGGTACGACGTCATGGGCGCCGGGGGGTACGCGTTCACCGCGCGCGTCGCACCCATTGAAACTGCGTTGAGCCCGCGGCCCTGGACCTGGAGTGTGGTGCCTGTTTGACCGGCCATGGACTTGAGCAAGAGCAAGGTACTCGAGTCGGTCGCAAAGGGCGCCGTGGGAACCGTGTACGTTGAGCCGGTGTACCGAGCCACGTTGGAGACGCGGACGTCGGCGAGGTTGCCGTTGAGGTAATTGCCCGCGACGGAGTTGTACCCGAAATGTGTCGAGTACGTGGGGACAAAGGCTTGCGTTCCCGTGACGGTCGTGCTGATATTTGCAGTTCCGATGGTATTGGACGAAACGTAGATGTTCGAGCGGACCCCGTCGTACGTGACGGCGACGTGGGTCCAGGTGTTGACGGGAACGGTCGCGAGGGTCGGACCGACCGTAGACGCGCCGTAATAGAAATTAACCTGTCCCGATGCGTTGACGTTCGACGAAAAGTCGAAACCGGACGCGAGGTTACTACGCTCGAAGAGCTGACACGGAACGCTGATCGGGTAAACCCACGCCTCGATAGTCCAGTTTGAAGCCCAGAGATTCGTAGTCAGAGCACTAGACGCGTTCGCCCCAAAGTCGATGTAGCCGGTGCCGTCGAAACGGACCGAGTCGAGTTGCGGATACGTGGTCGAGTAGGGACTGAGGACGTTTGATGTGACTCCGCCGACCGGGGTGGGCTCGGCGCCGTACGCAGCGAGCTGCTGGGGCAACTGAGGGACGTCGAAGAAGGACGGGTAAGTCGGCAGAGCGTACTGACTCTCCAAAGACCATGCGATTGTGGCACCTGCAGGGACTGTCGCAAAGTTCGGATTCGGGGTGAAAGTGCCGGCCGAGTAGACGTTGCCGAGAGACGGGCTACCAGAGGTGCCAAAGGTCAAGCGAGCCTTGGCGATGGCGAAGTTTGGGCCTTGTTGACCGTACTGTCCAACTGTGAGGGGGGTTCCAGCTGTTACTTGAAGTGTAGAAGTCATTGCGGGCGCTATGGTGCCGTCACCCGAAGGCGTGTACGACGTTCCGAAAGCCTTGAGGGCTTGGAAGACGCCGTTAATGGCCATGTATACATTGGACCCATTGCTCTGAACCATGATATGGTTCCATGAACCAGTCGTGATTGTGCTGAACGTGTTCAAGCTACGCACCGTTGCAGAACCTTGATCCCAATACAGACCTATCTGACCAGTAGTGAGAGCCCCGAACGCCCAGTCGAGCGAGGTGGCTGCTGGCGAAAAGTGCCCGATCGTGAACGGATACGAACTCGTGATATAGTAAGCATTAGAACTCGCAAACGACGCATAATTGACCCAAGCCTCGAGGGTGAAGCCGTTGGTCTTCCAGTTTGTGTCGTAGGCCGTGTTTGCGTTCGAATAATAAGACCCCACCGTCCCCGGCAAGGTCAAGCAAGGTCCATAGGGTGAAGTGGATGTGCCCGGGAAGTACTGGGACTGGAGGGCCAAGACGGTGTTTGCGGTGCCGACGGCGCTCATACCGGTTGCATAGGACGGGGCTGACTGCGTGAAGGGGGCCGATGCCGGGGACGCGAACGTAGCTGTGGGAACGCCGAGAGACCCGGAAAAGACACGGACGTCAGCGATGTTGCCGAAGAAAGGAGCCGTGGTAACAACGTTCACGCCGACCGTGACATTCGCCGATGGTGAGATCTCTGGCTGCGTACCCACTGTTAATGATGCAGTCGTTCCGCCGAGTCCACCATTGACGAAACAGCGGACTGTTCCAGTGTTTAAACCTGTTCGAGTATATGAACCAGCTACATGATACCAGGTGCCTGAATTCAACGCAGTAGAATTGCTAGATGTGAAGATAGTAGTCGCATTACTCACATTGAATTCTAAAAGATTTGCAGGAGTGATGTATAAATTGAAGTGGGATGCACTTACACCTCTTTGAAGAATAACTTGATTGGCAGCACTCGTCGCGCTCCGATTCACCCAAGCCTCGACAAACAGGTTACTCAGGGCCAAATTTGAGGAAGTAATCGAGTGTCCACCGCTCTGCCAAAGAATTCCAGAATTAGTCGTCCCCGGCAAGTTTAGAGCCTGTGTGATTGTTCCAGTCGA